CTCCGGAGGAACCGGTATATGTAATCCTTCAATTTTCTTAGATAAAGACGGAACCTTACTTTGTAATTTAAGGAATGTTGGTTATATATTTTACCATTCCGAGAATGAGCAGAAATTCCAAGGACGTTGGGGTCCTTTATCCTACCTACATCCGGAGAATGATCAGCATCTCAGAACTATAAACTTTCTATGTACTCTTAATCCTAAGACTTTAAAGATAGAAACTCAACATAAAGTTGATACGTCTTTACTGGATATAACCCCGGTCTGGGATTTTATAGGACTGGAAGATGCCCGGGTGGTTAGATGGGCAGATAAGATGTACCTCACCGGAGTCCGGAGGGATACTAAACCTAACGGAGAAGGTCGGATGGAATTATCCGAAGTCGTAACCGTGGGAAATGAAATAAAAGAAATTAAAAGATCCAGAATAGAACCTCCTAACGATCCTGATTCCTACTGTGAAAAAAATTGGATGCCTATCAACGATATGGATTACTGTTATGTTAAATGGGCTAATCCAACTGAGATTGTTAAGGTTAATCCTGAAACTCAAACCAGTGAAACCGTAATTCAGAAACCATTCAAAGATCTAAATGCAGCAAAAGAAGCCAGAGGAGGATCTTCAGTAATAAAATGGGGTAAATATAGACTCTGTGTTATTCATGAAGTTGATTTCTGGATGAATGAAAATAATAATAAAGACGGGATTTATAATCATAGAATAATAGTCTGGGATGAGGATTGGAATATCGTTAAATATTCTGATATATTTAAGTTTATGACCGGACGGATTGAGTTTGCCTGCGGTGCAGCAGTAGTAGATAGTGATTTAGTACTAACTTACGGATTTCATGACAATGCAGCTTATGCATTAAGAATCCCTGAAGCAGTTGTGGAGGAACTAATAAATGGATAAGTATTTAGATTTTATACAAGATCCTTATAATCCAGAAACTAACTTCCGGTTAGGAGAACAATACTATCAGGAAGGTCGTAAGGCAGCAGCTTTATCTTATTTCTTAAGAACGGCCGAATACGGAACAGATCTAGACCGGGATTTAATTTATGAATCTTTAGTTAAAGTAGCCTTATGTCTTAAAGAAGTAGGAGGAAGACCTCATTCAACCAGAGGAGCAATCCTAAATGCAATAATACATGACCCGGAACGTCCGGAGGCATACTTTCATTTAAGTTATGACCACCAGGTAAAAGAAGAATGGCATGAATGCTATTTAGCAGCAATTCAAGGTTTATCACGACTAAATAACACTAGAGAAACCTTAACAGATGTAGACTATCCAGGTGAGTACGGACTAATATTTCAGAAAGGAGTAGCAGCCTGGTGGGTAGGTCATTGTGATGAATCCAGACATACATTCCAGATGCTATTAAGGGATTATCCTATGGAGCAGAAATTTATAGATGCCTGCTATCAGAACCTATCCAGACTATGGGGATTACAATACTTACCTCTACCCTATAAAAAAGAAGATCATTCTAAATTAAGGTATAAATTTAAGAACTCAGAAAAGATAAAAAAGAACTACTCTCAGGTATTCCAAGATATGTTTGTCTTAAGTATGTTAGACGGCAAAGAAAATGGAACTTATCTTGAGATAGGAGCAGCAGACCCGGTAAAAGATAGTAATACCTACTTACTTGAAAGTAAATTTAACTGGAAAGGAATCTCAATAGAGATTGAAGAAGAGGAAGTTAAGAAGTTTAATTCTTTACGTTCTAATAAATGCATCCAAGCAGACGGTACTAAAGTTAATTATGAGGAACTGCTTAAAGATCAGCCGGAAATAATAGACTATCTACAGCTAGACTGTGAACCAGCAGAAGTAACTTTTAATATACTACTAAACATACCTTTCAATAAACATAAATTTAGAGTAATAACTTTTGAACACGATCATTATTTAAATCACCCGGCCGATTATAGAGAATCTTCAAGAAGCTATCTAGAGTCTATGGGATATAAGAGAGTGGTGGGAGATATAGCTCCTGATTCAAATAGTACTTTTGAAGACTGGTGGGTACATCCTGACTTAGTAGATCCGGAAATATTAAAAATAATGGAAGATACTTTAGAAGGAACTAAAAAAGCCGACACTTATATGTTGCAGTAATAAGAAACTTTAATTATATTAAGAAATATGGAACCTAAAAAACTAACCGAAGAAGAGGTAAGCAGCCTAAAGAACCTTCAGGAAAGATCCGGGCAGATTGCCCAGCAGCTAGGAAGCTTTGAAATACAGCGTCTCAATCTAGAAGCCCAGCGTAAGGTGGCAGAAGAGACTTTCACTCAAATCCGTGACGCGGAGTTAGAACTCAGCCGTGTGTTATTTGAAAAGTACGGTAACGGAAGTCTAGATTTAGAAAAGGGAGAATTCATCCCAGTAGCTGAAGGTTAATCTTTTAAGATCCCTGCTATTTTAGGAGCTCATTAAATCGGGCTCCTTTTAGTGTTTTAGGAATATTTATTATATATGGCACTCTCGCTTTCAAAAACCGGTATAGAACAAAATCAGACTATTAATGCCTGGCACGTTACCCAATCTATCGATGCATTTGCAGGAACGGTAGCTTACGATATTACCTTATCAGGATCATTAGAACTAACTGGAAGTGTATCCTCTCTTAACGGCTTTACAGGAGACCTAACAGGAGATGTTACAGGAACAGCAACAAATGCAAATAATGCTAAAGTTGCTAATTTACCTGTTAACAATATAGATTACCGGTTGACTTTTGTAAGCCCGACAGGATTGCCAGACCCTTCCGGAACCGGTTACTCTCAACTGGTAGTTGATTCAGGATCAGATGGATCAGGGATATTTTATAATCCTTCCACCAATACTTTAAATGCAGGAATCTTTTCAGGTTCTAATGATGGATCCCAGGTTGATTTTGTAGGATCAGCTTCTTATGCTTTAAATGCTGGAGCTTTTGAAGAATATATTACCGGGTCTTATAACTACACTACAATATACCCACAAGGTACAATCTATTCAAAGTTTGAAGATACTTATGCATCTCAATCAGCAACTGATGAATACGATTTATTAAGTGCAACTACTAGATTTACCGGCGATAGAAATCTCCCAACCCCATATACCCAACAGGGTACTTTAACCGATGCTAAAATCGTTAAATTTGGTATTAAAGGACATTGTGCCGGAAATGCAGTCGGAGCATCAAATGCCCAGTTAGATTCCTATGTTAAGATAGGAGAAACAATTATAACCGGAACCCAGCAAGGACAGGCAGGAGCAATAACTTTAAATTCAATAGATGATGTACCTTTTGAAATAGAGTACGAAATTATCTTTTCAAACGATCAGATCTACGGCTGCGGTTTTATAGGATGGTGTAAAGGAGAAGATTATAAAAGATACACTTTATCAGATCTGTACAGCGGTATACCAAAGACAGCTATAAACGGAGATCTTAAATTTATCGTATCAGGATCTTCAGATATAAACATCACCGGTTCAGCAGCTTATGTTGAATTTATAAACTAATACGAAAGCCTTTGCTATTTATAACATATGGCAAATGCTACAATCTGGCCCGGATCTTCTTCATTCTTTCCCGGAGATACACCTTTCGGATTTTATGACTACGATTATCAGTTTCAAACTGATGCTGATAAGGTAGCGGATTTTTGTGCTAAAAGATTAGGGTATCCATTATCCGACGTTGAATTACAGCCTATACACCTTTATACAGCTTTTGAAGAGGCAGTAACAGCTTACGGTAACGAAGTCTATGCTTATAAAGTAAGACAGGATTACCTCGACGTCGAAGGATCAGCTACAGGATCTAATTTAAACAATACTTTAATTCAGCCTAATATGGCATCTATAATAAGGATGTCAGAACAGTACGGTGAAGAAGCCGGAGTTGGAGGAAATGTAACCTGGTATACTGGATCTTTAACAGTAAGTGAAAATGTGCAGGATTATGATATGGATGCGTGGGCGGCAGCTTCTGCATCTTTAGATACCGGAGATTCAATTGAAATTAAAAGAGTATTTTACCAAGCACCACCGGCCATCGTACGGTACTTTGATCCTTATGCAGGAACCGGAACAGGGATGATGAATCTCTTAGATACTTTCGGTTGGGGTAATTACTCACCGGCAATCAACTTCTTATTGATGCCTATCAATTACGATCTTCAGAAGATTCAGGCAATTGAATTTAACGACCAGATTAGAAAGTCTCAATATTCATTTGAATTAAGAAATAATCAATTAAGACTCTTCCCAATACCAACAATAGCTGGAGGAAAGTTATTTTTCGAATATATTAAGAAATCAGATAGACAAAATCCATCAGCAGATTCAGGAGTACCTTCACCGGTTACTAATGTATCAAACGTTCCTTACGGTAACCCGACTTATAAGTTGATTAATTCTATAGGACGTCAGTGGATTTTTGAATATACGCTTTCTCTTGCTAAGGAGATGCTTGGGTATATTAGAGGTAAATACGGTACAGTTCCAATCCCGGGTGCTGAAGTAACTTTAAACTCTGCAGATCTAATCACTGCAGCAACAGCAGAAAAGAATGCTTTGGTTGAAAGACTAAGAGCCTACCTGGAAGAAACTTCAAGAGAGAAACTTTTAGAAAGAAGAGCAGCAGAATCTGACTATAAACAAAAAGAGCTTTCACAAGCACCATATTACATTTATATTGGATAACATATAATGAGTAAATTAATCAACATATTATCTGAGTTAACATATAGCATGTACGACACTTACGCTTATGTAGAATTCTCAGACGAAACCAATATAACTGATATTGCCCAGATTATCCGTTCTTTACCTTATGTTACTGTTGTTAATAATAAGACAGACAAAGAGGATCCAGAACCTAGAGGAATCTTGGAAATAAAAGTTGTAACAACCAAGCCCGGACAAGAAACTTTTGATACAGTAAAAAAGCTAGCATTAGAAAAAATTCCTGAGCTTAAAAAATTTAAGTACAGTCTCAAGAGACTAGAAAAAATAGATGAACTATAAATGGCATTATTTGGAAGACAAAGAGATATTCACCTGTTTAATTCAATAAACAGAGAACTACTTGGGGATGTGATTACCCAGCAGGTAGGTTATTATAAAATAACTATCGGAGCTTCTAGAACTAATATGTACGGAGAAGCAGTTTCTAAATTTGTTCACGAACCTGTTCTATTAAATTCACTAGTAACTAGAGGAGATCAAACTTGGAACTCAGATGAATGGGGACCAGACGTGACTAGAACTTTAGATTTTGCATTCTTTAGACAAGATTTAGTTGATCTTGATTTAGTACCGCAGGTTGGAGATGCAATTTTCTATTATGAAAATTACTATGAGATTGATGGAATAGTTGAAAACCAATTATTTGTAGGAAAATCACCAGACTATAGCTACTCAGAGGGATTAAATCAATTTGGATCTTCTATATCTATAATCTGTAATACACACCTTATTCCTGCAGACAAAATAGGAATAACTAAAGAAAGAGGATAATGGCAGACAATATTAGAAAACCTATACCAAAAAACCAGAGAGATATTTCAATCTCAAAACAGGACCCTTTACTGGAAAACCCTAATAGTTCTGTTACACCTCTTCCCCGTTTTACTAATCCTAATAATCCAGCAACTGCTAAAGCGTATAGAGCCCAACAAATCACCTTAAAGGATGAACCAGATAAAACATATGGGATCGGAATACAGGATATAGACGAAGCAGTACACTACTACTTTAATAATATTATAAAACCTCAAGTTTATCAAAACGGAGTTCTAGAAAATATACCTGTAGTTTACGGTAATCCTGAAAGATGGAAATCTGTTCAAAAAGACGGTTACTATAGAGATAAGAATAGCAAAATCATGGCACCAGTTATTATGTTTAGACGTACTAGTATGGAAAATAATTTTGCGTTAACTAATAAAATTGATGCTAATTTCCCTCTAAATTACGCTGTGGTAGGTAAAGGTTACCAAAAAAATAACACCTATAGCCGTTTTGATCTTTTAAATAATAGGCAACCTGTAGATTCTTACGATGTAGTAGTTGTTCCTGATTATGTAACATTACAGTATGATTGTATAATCTGGACTTATTATATTGAGCAGATGAATAAGGTTATTGAAGGTATTAATTATGCTACTAATTCATATTGGGGAGATCCGGCAAGATATAAATTTCATGCCCGTATTGAAAGCTTTACAAATAACGAAACTTTGAATCAAGGAGAAGAAAGATTAATAAAAACAAACTTCAGCATTACCTTAAACGGGTATTTAGTACCAGAGACTATTAATAAGGATATTGTAGCTGCTCGTAAATCCTTCTCTAAAGGATCTATTATAACAACATCAGAGGTACAATCTACAGATAACTAAATATTTATAAACAATGGCAGTATACAAAATATTCCCGGAAAAAGATGCTACTATATACAGTGAATACCCTTCAATGAATACTGGTATTGATGAAATTTTAGAAGTTAATACTTTAACTGGTGGAGAGCTTGTAGGAGGAACACCTGAAGTTGCACGTACTTTAATTAAATTCCCAACCTCAGAAATAACTTCTGTTTTAGAAAATAAAGTAACCGGAACATTCAAAACCGACTTAAACCTTTATATTGCAAAAGTAACCGGGTTATCTCAAGAAACAACAGTAGAATGTTACCCCGTATCAGGAGCTTGGGAAAATGGAACAGGTAAGTATTTAGATAGCCCTCAAACAACTAACGGAGTATCCTGGACATGGACTAACAATTCAGGCTCTGATAGCTGGGATACTTCAAATTTTGGAACTTATGCAACAGCTTCCTATTCAGGATCAAATCAAGGAGGAGGAACCTGGTATACTGGTTCTAGTTTAGGTCTTTCAGTTATACAGTCTGCATCCTTTTCATATAGAAGTGATTTAGATTTAAATTTAAACGTCACAAATACTATACTCACTTGGTATTCTGGAGGATTATCTAATGATGGTTTTATAGTTAAACAAGCAGAGGCTCTTGAATTTCTAGAGAATAAAGCTTATAGAACGGAATTAAAATACTTTTCCGTAGATACTAATACAATCTATCCACCTTGTTTAGATTTTAAATGGGATGATTCTTCTTATTCAGTAGGATCTTTAACAACAGTTACTTCTCAAGATACTGTAATAACCCTCAAGAATAGACCAATAACTTATAATTCAGAATCAATTCAACGATTTAGACTAAACGTAAGACCGCAAAATCCAACAAGAACCTTCACTACTAGCTCAGTCTATACAACTAATTACGCACTACCTCAAAGTACATACTACGCTATTAAAGATTTAGACACAGATGAGTATGTTATAGATTTTGATACTAACTACACAAAAGTATCTTGTGATTCTAGCGGAAATTATTTTGACATCTACATGAATGGTTTACAACCAGAACGTTATTACACAGTACTGCTAAAGACAACCTTAGATGGAAGCACTACAGTATTTACTGAAAATTTAACCTTTAAAGTAGGTTTATAACCTAGACTTTTTGCAATTATAAGTCCTATTTATATTAGACAACTATTTAAACAAAAATAAAAATGGCAGAAACTTTATTATCACCTGGTATTTTAGCAAGAGAGAATGACCAGTCCTTCTTAACTGTACAGCCACCTGCTGTTGGAGCGGCAATCGTCGGCCCTACCGCAAGAGGTTTAGTTAATATACCTACATTAGTAACATCATTTACTGAGTTTGAAAGTAAGTTTGGTAAACAAGCTACTTCTGGTTCAAATGAGTATACCTATTTTACTTCAATCACAGCGTATAACTACTTTCAAAACGGAGGAGAGAGTTTACTAGTAACAAGAGTTGCATCTGGATCATTCACTGCAGCTACTTCTAGTCTAATCCCAACTGGATCTGGAGGACCTATATCAGGTTTATCACCTTTCGTATTAAAGACTCCTTCTGAAGGTACAATCATGAACAGTACATCTACTGAAGGCAGTAACGGTATTCTACCATCAGGAAGTAAAGATAATGTAAGATGGGAAATCACAGGAGTAAATAGAGATTTAGGAACCTTTACTCTCTTAATTAGAAGAGGGGATGATAATAATAATAGCAAGGTTGTTGTAGAAAGTTGGCCTAATTTATCTCTTGACCCAACTCAACCAAACTACATCTCACGTGCAATTGGAGATCAAACTCAAACAGTTGTTGCCGACGGAGATGGAACAACTTATATTCAAGTTAGCGGTTCTTATCCTAATAAAAGCGAATACGTAGTTGTAGATTCAGTTAATTACACAACTCCAAATTACTTTGATAATAACGGCAACGCTAAAGCATCCCTTACAGGTTCTTTACCAGCAGCATCGTCTGGAAGTTTTGGTGGAGCAGTAGGAACACCATTCGAAGGTGCAGCAGCAGCAGCTAATTTTTATCAAAATATTAACAGTACCAATACTCAAGGACTTGAAGCAGATAATTACACTACTGCATTAGCTTTGCTAGGTAATAAAGATGAGTATGCTTACAATACAATGGTA